CCTCGCATCGCGTTGGCGCGGGCTTCGGGAACTGGTACGAACCCTTGTGCAGCCATGTCAGGCGCAGGGGGTGCGGGATCGGGAATGTTTGGGGCCGGTGCGTCTGCAGCCTGCTGGCTAAAATCTATTCGAGGAACCATGCCCAACACAGAAGCCATCTGAAGTGCCGTTTTGCCTGCTCCTTCCGGATCAGCAACAGCACCCGTGACCATCTCGCCAACAACTCCTGCGCCGCCGCCCATGCGAGACACAAAGCTGTCTTCAGGCTGTCCCGTCAATTCTGATACAAATCTCTGGCCTTTTTGCTCCGCTATGTCATAGCTTTCTTTGTCTACAACACCGCCAATCAAATCAAACAGAGGACCGGGAGCCTTTTGTGCAAATGCAAGTCCTGTGGTTGCTGCAGCTATAGCACTTGACTTGAGGGTCTTCTTAGCTGAAGAAAACTCTTCCGCCATGTCAGCTAGAAAGTCATCAAACATTCCTGCTGATTGTTCTTTTTTTGCCGCCGCCGCTGCTTCTCTACTTTGATTTTTTGCAGCAGCAAGTGCCTCACTTTTAGCTACAGCCTGATCAATTTTTTCTTGATCTATACTTGCTCGTGCTTCTACAGCAGCACTTTCGTCAAGAGCAGCCTGCAGATCAGAAGCTGCTGCACTCGCTCTTAGTTCAGACCGCCTAGCATTTCTGACTTCATCAAGGAGTTCAACATCAACTTCAGTAAGTGGCCCTACATTTTGATTAGCAGCAGTAGGAACAACATCAGAGCCACGAGGTAAAACTTGAAGTTTAGGTGAACCTACAGCAGTTAAGTTGCTTGCAGAAACATTTAAACTAGCTGGCAGTTCATTTAAAGTTTCTAAGCCCATTACTTCGGCCATCATATTGTGAAGACCGTTTAGGGCTTGTCTTTCCGCACTTCCCTCACCTGTTTCAATCGGGGATATGTAATTTGCGGCAGTCATTTTTTTGACTGACCCCATCATCTCATCGTAAGAAGCATGCCCCATAACCGTACTTACAGTTATGCCCATGTTGAGTTCGCCAACCATAAGAGACGGAACAATTTTACGTATATCACTCGCACCAACAAAGGGACGAGGTTTTCCCCCTCCTAATATCTTTTCGTACTGCTTAAATTGATCCCGTATTCCACCAGATACTTTTGTGGCAGCGGTCATTTGTGCTGTTGTTCTATCAAATATTACAGACTGGCCATTTGCTACTGCTTCAGCGTGTGCGTCTCTGAGTATTTCTAGGGCAACTTCGGGAAGTTGAATTGCCCCCCTAATTTTTTTGCCTCTTCTCCACTCTTCTTTAAATTGGCCTGTTTCAAAATCAAAATCATCTATGCCTATTTGTCCCACTTCTCCCGGACGAAGAGGCACAAGAAAATTAAACGCTACAGCAGCACGAGTTTGAGGGTCGGGAATTGCATTGATGCCTTTAATAAATGCCGGTATAGCATCTTGAGCAGGAGGAACAGCTTTGGGCTTCACACGAGACTGCCCAGCTTCGCTAGTACCACGAGGCTGCACAGCAGTAGCCAATTCTAGTTCATACGCTCTTCCTGCTGTTCCGTATCCAATTTTATACGAATACTCCGCACCTTCTTCGGATTGTGCAGCAAGTTTACGAAGTTGTTGTTCAGCAGCCCCTAGTTCAACAAACTGTGCATTTTTGCCTTGCTCATTAAGATCACGAAGAAATTTATCAGTAGATACTGTTGACCAGTTATCATCTAGGTCGTATCCCATCGATTTAATTCTATTTAGTGTAGAACCGGGATTTTTCCGAATAGAAAGTGCCTCACGGATGGTAAGCGTACCATCTGCGGCTTTTGCACCTATTTCAATATTGCTTGCCATCTAGTACCCGAATACTTCGTCTTGGACTTGGTGGACCTGATTCTTGATCGCACCTAATTGTTTGTGTATCGAAGCGTAGCCACTCATGCGTGTCATCATTCCATAGCGCAGGGCATCGTATGCGTGATCCTCTGCCTTCGTATCTACGTCTTCGCTGTTCGTCTTAGAGAGGGGTATGCCAGCGATCTGCTTAACGATGTTCTGACACGAAGAGAAGAAGCGTAGACGTGGCTCCTCTGTGTAGGGATCGTCAGCGAGGCGGCGGTGTATCTCCATCTTCCCCTGAATACGATTGCGGTCTGATGGTGTCCAGCGTACGCCCTCACGCATCATCACTTCTGCGATTGAAGGCCCGAAACCCGTCTTGTTCCAACAGGACGAGTCTAGGACCGTGTAGTGTGGTATCGGGTCTAGTTGTTCCGCTTCTTGTATTCTACCAGCTAGTTCCTCTGCTGTCAAGTGTTTTTGATATAGTTCTCTGTATATCCAGATATTGTTGTCCCAGTCGATTGCACCCCAGAGAACGCAGGATGGTGCTGCGTATCCGTAGTCGGCCATTCTGATGCGCGGCCAGTTCGTCGGGAGTTCGAATGGCTCTACGACATGCTTGGTTCGTGAGAACTCTGGGAAGGCTGCACCCTCTGCTACGTCCCAGTCGCCCTCGAGGAGACGCTTACGCTCGACTTCCGGCAGTGATCTGAGCATCGCCTCGTATTGGCCGTCTGCCATGAGGTGAGGATTGTCAGTCAAGCGGGCAGGGACGAACTTGCGGAAGAAGAGGGGCTGGCCCTCCTTCTCGTGTCCCTTCGGCCAGAGGAACGGCTTGTGTGTTTCTATATCGAAGGCAGGAAAAGGCTTATTCTCAGGTGTTCCTTCGATGTAGGTTTTCTTGACCCACCAACCACCCACTCCTCCGGGGTTGGCTGTGCAGCGCATGTACAGGTGTTGCTGGAGTTCAGGATCAGTAGTACGAAGGCGAGAACGCAGGTAGTCCCACACATAAGGCGTGGGGTATTGTGTAATTTCATCGATGCCAATCCAGTTGAATGCCTGTCCCTGAAAACGAGTTACGTCCTTGTCCTTATCGAGATAGGTGAACCAGATGGTTGCGCCGGAGGGAAAGACCCACGTAGACTTCGACTCACGAAACTTCGCACCGGGGAACGCTTTCGTGTATAGCTGGCGTGACTTGTCGATCAGTTCGGTCAGTTCGTCGAGAGTACGCCTAAGAAGAAGCCCACGATGATTAGCGTTGTGACAGAAGCGCAGAGGATCGGCCAAGAGAGCGAAAGATTTACCGCCCCCGGCTGCACCACCATAGAGAACATCCCTTTCACCCGCGCTGAGAAACTCTTCCTGTGGTCCCTCATTCGGACGAAATACGATTTCACTGTCTTCAACCAAGTCCGCAACGGCTGCAGGTAAATCATCCAAATCTCCTTGATCAATGACTGTCGTATCCTTGCCAACAAGAGCCTTCTCCACTTTTCCTATCTTGTCTTCGAGTTTGCGGGCGTAGCGACGTTTGTCCTCCGCTGCCTTTGTTGTCTTGGCTGCACGACGCTTCGCTCCGTTGAGTTTCTTTTGGGCAGCACGTCGGGCACGTTCCTTTATAGACAGGTTGTACGTGGCTTTGGGTGCGTTGGGGTCACGCTTTGGTCTACCGGCTTTTTTCGGCTGACTCACTGGCTTTCCTTCCACGCGCTGTGCCTATACGCTCACTGAGAAGACTAGAGAACTCAGAGCCTGTCATACCCTGTGGTACGCGCATTCCGTCTCCTCGCTTGATTGCTTCATCGATAGCCTTTTGCGTATCGTATCTTTTTAGTTTTCCGTCGATCATACGTAGTGTAGGTGCTACGTACATCACGCCATCCACTTCATAGTCTACAGTACGGACTGTTTCATTGTCCTTAGTAGTAGGCGTGGACGGGTCCATAGCCCTGTACAGCCAGTCAGCCATCAATAACTACTTCTTTCTTTGGGGGGAGCAGGACAACGCCGTGTACTGCAGTTACATTGTGGTTGATTGTCTCCGCCTGCTTCACTCCTACGCGATTGAGAAGGCTCTCAGCAGCCTTGAGACGCAGATCATCACCGCGTTCGGGGGCGGGGTTGTCAATTGTGTCTACGAGGCGTGTAGCAGCCTTGTAGGCGTTCATAGACAGGATGTCTTTCGTGCGATCTACGATCTCTTCAGCGAGGGTTTTGCGTAACCAGACTGCGCTGCCCTTCGAGTAGCCCGCATCGACGGCTGCTTGGGTCACATTCCCTCCGTTTTCGAAGAGAATGTCGAGGAACTGCGTCTGTTGGGGCGTGAGTTCCCGCTTTTTCGGTGTTTGTTGGGGTAGGAGGTTCATAATCTAGGTGGATTCCTGCGGGCCGGTGGCGCATTGGGCACCGACGATGATCATTCCGGGTGTGACACGGCGTATTTCGCCTATCATCTCGACGGCACGGGTACCACACTCGCCCTTGTCGAGGTAGGGACCCCGTTTGTCGGTGAATTGTGTGCAGTCGTTGGGGCTGTGGAGCCAACATGCAAGGATCATGGCGGTGAACATCGGTGTTTCCCGTGAAAAAAGGAGGAGTGAGTCGCATTCATGTCCGATACCACTGGGTTGATACAACATAAGTGTCGTGTAGTGGGGTGGTTCGACATAAAAATGCGGCTCACGTCAACAGTATAGGAACTTTTCACATGTGTGTCAACTTTTTTTCTTGACAAAATTAAAATTTGACTGTACTATGGGCATAGGCCCGCCGGGGTAAACCCCATAGGTACCCGCCGGGTATCCCGCTGATCTCCCCAACGTATCCTTTTTACGCATATCGATAACCTCAATCTCCACAATTGCTGTCGGGATTGCATACAAGTACTGGTACCCCCCCGGTGGCCCTAGTGACCCCTATGGGTCGTTCCTCATCGGTGATGCCAAGGTGGCCAACAATTCGACAAGCCCAGACAAAGCCCCGCCGGATTCACTCTTATATGTGCGTCTGGCTCTTTTTTTTTACCATCCGCCGACAATTTGTCATGTGTCTTAAGTTGCAGGGCGTGTGTCACGGGTAAAAAGCGCAGCATTCCCCGAACAAGCAACCCGCCA